TTCTCTTTCTTTTCCACCTGGGCACAGATCGTCCACCAGGTACGCAAATTCTTTGGCTTTCGCCCGGAGTGTCTCATACTTCTCGTTCTGGCCATCCTTTGGCTTGTGGTACATAAAATTGTTTTCTATCTCTGCGTTACCGTCGACAGAAATGTTTCGTTCTTTTCCCATTACAAAACCTCTTCGTTAAGTTTGTGATCTCCGCACCAATCATTTACGAACACGACAGGATAGCCATTCATAGTCGGACACCTGCGACGACACCTCCCAAGATGATAAACAGGACTTTCTTTGACAGGATTGCTAAGCTCAGGATCGAGGTCGGCCCTTACTACTTTCTTGGGAGCAAACCACATGCACGTTTTGCATTTCATCCCACTACTTCTATGTTTCCATGGATCTTTGTCTCTCATTTCATTTCTCCTCTATTCTCTGCGTTTCAATCCCTTGATTGGCACCAACAGCCGGGCTTCCAGGTTCAGGAACCGGTACCGGTGTTGTCGGGTTGGTGTTTGGTGGCAATCCACCCATCTCTGTAGCAGCTGGATCAACGGGTGGAAAAATATTCTCGGGCATTAAAGGTGGCGCATCTTTATCTTCAAAGCCTGCTGACCTGAGTATCGTATCAGCAAGCGGTGCCGTCTGTGGTGTTGCAGCAATGGCACCAGCTGTCTGTATGGCTGAATACATGGCATCAACATCTGAATTAACAATCTCACTTCTGGCTTTTTCAGCCTGGGCCTTCTTGAGATCTGCTGCAGCAATTGTTTCCTCGATTTTAGACTCTGTCTCAGGATCTGGCGGTGGATCTTGTTCCTGTTGTGCCAGCATCTCGTCGACAATTTCATGCTTTTTAGTGAGGCTGGATGTCTTGATCACATGATGCGGTGGTATAGGTACACCTTTCTCAAGCATCATCATCATTTCATTGAACTGGCTCTGTTCAAAGGTTGCATGGGTCGGTGTGTCCGTGATCACCACGTCATATCTGCCTATAGTTACATCATTGAGTATCCCGCCTGTTTCATCCACCTGGTTAATTGTGATATCTTCCTCAAAATCTCTAGTCTCAGGATCAACAATCCGAAAAACACGCTCCTCCGTGTAAAAATCCTGCACCAACTCCAGTATCTTTCTGGCAGAAAGCCTGCGTGTCAGTGCAAGGTTGTCCATGGGGCTGCCGGTCTGCATTTGCCCGGCATACTGTTTCGACTGAATAGCTTTGCCGGATATCTCCGCGCCTGGTTGTCCTTGTTGGGCATCGGACATGCCGGATATGGTCTTGATGGCAAATTCGCCACGATCTGCCAGTCTTTCCTGGCCTGCGGCTGGCAAGAGGGGTTGTCGTCTCTCTGGTTTTGCTGAACCTTTTTTATATTCGATTACCAGGTTGTTTTTATGGCCATGTCTTTCCAAGTCTCCAGTCGACATGTTTGTAATGCTGTTTTGCTCGACATCAAAACCACCGTTGGCAACGCCGTTCTGTATCTCCAGGTCGTTCGTGATAGATTTGTTTTCTAATTCCTGTGGACTTCTCAGGTTACAGACCATGCCACGGGTGCGACCCCGTCTGAATATAAAAAAATATGGGATAATGGTTTTGGTACGATATGGGGACCAGTCGTCAAACAGCACCACGCCACCAGAGGTGACGGTCCACTGATCCGGCGGTGATCAGCAACCGAGCGCATTCCTTTCTGTTCTTTTTCAGCAAAGGCTAATTGTTGCTCGGTCATAAGGTCGAGCGCTTTAACCTCACCCGTGAAGTAGACAAAAACCTTATCTCGTACGAGTTTACTCTGTTGCCGGTCAATAACGAGGTACAACCTTGATTCTTCCCGGTCTCCATCCTGCTTTACCCAGCCGTTATAGCCGGAGGCATCAGCGTCCTCGCCAAAATGGAAACGGTCTTTATATTGATCATCCTCGAAGTAGGCATCTGCCAGTCTTTCAACCTGTTTGGCTTTATCTTCTCCATACCTTTCTGTTATGCCGTCATAAGATAACCAGCGAGTTATGACAACATCCTGCCAGTCATCGGGAAGATAATTGTTACTATCTGGATCAGGGTGAACATCGCATGGATCGAGCAGATTGCAAACAATCTCGCCCAGGAAATTCTTAGAGAAATCTATTCTGTATTCCAGGTATCCACGTTGCTCTATAACTCCATCGGAATACTGTTGACTTTCGTGCCAATGATATTCAATTTGATCACAGATCTGGCGCACAACCTTATTTATAACTCTGGCTTTATCATCATCAGCCCCTTCTCCTCTCGGCTGAAAATCCATATCAACACGCGAATGCAGCTGCATACCAAGAGCTGTCTGGACTGCAGGCATGATATGGTTCAATTCAACTATCGGACGACCGGCCCTGGCAAGTCTGTCTTGTTCTGACCACTGCTTGCCTCCGCCAAGAAAAAAATCCTCATTCCGTATGGCCGTCACAATAAAATTATCATGACCTGCCTGCCGGCTATACTGATACCGCTCCCAGTTCGACCGACACAATGTTTCGTCTGTATGCTGCGAACTTTTGCCCTTCGTCCGGTCTTTAAGTGCTGTTGGTGTATTCATAATCAAAGTGCCATGTGAGATGTTCCCATACTGTGATTATTTTCCCTGGCCAGTCTTTCTGTGAGTTTGTCCTGCCACGATTGTTTACGCCTCCGCCGGGCTCCCATAGGGAACGTAGCGTTAAAGTCAGGGTGGACTATGTTGGCCAGATCGTCGAGCATGTCGTCATGTGTGATAACCGGGAATCCGGTGTATTCATTATCGACAAATATTTTGATCAAATTTTCTTTCTTTCCTTCATAGTTCCTGCGATACAACACCCTGGGCATCCAGACACGGCCCTGTTCAAACTTTGGGATCAATCTCTTGATTCGGTCTGGTTTTGGCGTTGGATCTGAGAGCCTGGTAATATTGAACCGGTACATCTTCCGATCCATCTGGTCCTCGATATGTTCAATATCAGCCTGCATACCGTATTTTTCATAGCCAACATCTTCAGGCTGGTACTCCCGGTGTAATTCAAAAAGTTTGTCTGTTCGTTCTTTGAGGTTCAGTCTGTCTCGCACGCAGTCCAGTATGTAATAATTCCGATCAGCACCGAGGCCTATCACCCACATCACTGTGTAATCAGAACTTTTCTTTTTCTCACTTGCTGGGTCCACAACGATATAGACGTTTAGCATATAGAGTTCAGGCTCTGTCTCGTAGTAGCACAGCCATTCGGTTTTGAACCCTTGCGTGGAGTCTGCCTTCGGGTCCTGAAGCATTTGGCAGCCGAAGACATAAGGCCCCATGTCCCTTCGTTTTTCAGATAGCGTCTCCTGGTCCAGGAAAACAGGCTTGCCGGTATCTTTGCCATCATCTGTTGCCGGAAAAATGCGCTGGATTGCTGAATCACGCATTATCATTTCTTTGTAGGTGTCGTTGAAGTGGTAACGAGTGCCGATATACCGCCGCTTACCGCCATGTGCTCCGAGGTTTAAACTGATCGCCCAGGCGTCAGTGGTCTTTTGAATCATCTCTGGCGATGATACCGATTCCAGGGTGACAACATCATCATAAACCAGAAGGGAAAAATGCTTTGATGTAGGCTGACCGTCNACCAGGCCNTGNGCCTCNANGGTNCTTTCTTTTGGATTAGACTCACGTTTTACTGTAATCCCCTTATCTTCTGACCAGTTATTACCCATTGCCGGCGCTTCTTTTTTAGGGTCTGAGTAAAGGATGTCCGGGAAGAGGTTCTGCAAATTGGTGTTCTTTTCTAGTTCCTGCTTGATCTGGCGCAAGAAAGCCCGGGCGATCGATTTGGTGTGGGAAAAAATTCCGACTGTTAACTCCGGGTTATTAAGAATATCCTGGATGGTTTTGGCGTAGGTGATGATTGTCGATTTATAGTGCTCACGGCTCCACAGGTCCAGCATGCCGTCCGGTGACATCTGCACATCAAGGCAGCGCTCAAACAACCAGTCATTATCAACGTCTTTTCGCTTTAAACCGTAGACCAGCAGNTAAAACAGATCATTTTTACAAAGGGCTGCGCAGGCAGAGTAAAACGAGCTCTCATCTATTGACGCAGCGTTACCCAGTATCTTTGTATATTCTTCTTTTCTGATTTCTCTTACGTTCATCTTTTCAATGGTATTAAATTCTGCATTTCTTGTGGCAGTTCAATATTGTTATAAATAACTACCTTCTCTTTACCCTGTTCGTTGTCCTCTTTGAAAAAACCCAGGTGTTTGGCAAGATCTCCCAGGGCTCTCAGTTTATCGTAGGTTTTTATCTTCTTGATATAGTCCACCTGATCGCCGGTACCGACCATAACTGTTTCAAGCCCTGCTAGTGAAGCTTTGGCATCCGCACTCATCTCCTTGATGGGAATAAGCTGGCCCTGGTTGTCAAAGAAGATACTGAAGTCCAGGAATGCAATTCTGGCGTACTCTTTTGTCAGTCGTTCCTGAGTAACTTCGTACTTCTTAGCGATTTTCCTGCCAGCTGCCTCTTTGATCGACTTTATCCTTGATGAAACATTGGGTAAATCAATGGTATACTTCGCCTGCCGCCAGATTGAGGAGTCTTTCCATTTTTTTGACGTTGGGTAAGCTACCCTGTACGCCTGGCTCGCATTACCATGCTCGAGATATTCCTGGACAAAAAGTTCCTGTTTTCTCGTCAGTCCGCGCTTTGCCATATTTTAACCAAAAAAAAAGCCCGGTTCACGGTAGAGAAAAATATCCTCTTACCAAGAACCGGGCTAACGTTCCTGCCCCTTGCGGGGTGGAGTTTAAGTGCCGATTTTGTTATTCTGTGCTGATTTCCTGCATTATCTGATAATTTTACCGGGTTGTCAATTGCTTTTTGATTATTGTTTCCGTGGAGGCGGCACGAAGAGTGTCGGTAAATCACCTCTCTTTAACTGTTTGACAGTAGTGCTTGTAGTTGCAATACCTCCATTTTTATATCCCAATTCGACCATGAAGATACCATTAAACTGATTTTTTTCTAATGCGTCCATCTGCTCTAGTATGAATTTTATCGTTCCGGTGATTTTATCATCGCTTGCCATTTTACCCCTTACTCAAGGTCTTTTTTTGTATTATTAACTACAGGCTCATACCCAGACACATCAACCTTTCCGTCGTCAACCGCAAACAAACAAATATTACGTTCATAACGCTTCTTGGATTTTGCCATTGTTACACGTTTACACGGGGCGTCAAACATGCCATCTGCGGCATCATACAAGAACTTTCGTGGATGCTTTGAAAAGTGGGTCCCATTTATTTTCGTCAGTTCCAAAACCATGCTAGAGGTGCCATCCCCAGCCTGACCCCTCTCCCACACACACTGCCCCCCGTTAAATTTAGACTGAGTGCCTAGTCCATAAACCGTGAATTTTAGATCTTTAAGGCAGTCATGTGTTCTCAAAAACTTAATAAGTTTGTCAAATTCTCCAGGATTAGAAAACGATCTGGTGAATGAGCAATTCTCGCTATGATCCTCCGCGACCACAACCTCGTCTCTGGCTGTTCTGTTTAATTTTAACGCCCTTGGTTCTCCAACATCTTCAGGGAAGGTGTAAGGGTGATTCCTCTTTCTGTGAGACTTTTTACCTCTGACCGTAATCTTGGTGATTATATGTCCAAGCTCAGAAATGTCTTTTGAATCCCAGGAGCCGTCCAGTTCCAAGAACCTGCTTTGTGTTTTGCAAGTTTCTGGGTTATTCCCTCCAAACTCAAAAAACAGCGCTTCCATAAAATCCCTATCTTCACTTCCAACTTCTTTAACTTGCCCATCACCTTCCTTGAATTTCATTGTCCATTCTTTTCTTTCTTTCTTGAAATAAATCTCAAGTACCTGCACTTTTCCTCGATCATAGCCCACGAACATCTTTTCAATCTCACTTGCCTTCGCCATTTTCTATTTCCTCCAGGTAATGACTCTCTATAGTCTTTAGGTACCCAATACGATCAATTATCTTGATTGCCAACTCTCTCGTAACGTTGCCGCTGTTGCATTGACAATTTTCCATCATATAATCCACAATTGAGGATAGTTTTCTCTCAACTGCCCTCCAGTGGGCTTTTTGGGATTTTTCTTTAGTTGGGCCATTTTTGGCCTCACTTTTTGCCCTTGGGTAATACCATTTCTGCAATGTCGCAGATGGTATGTCTACATCCTTGCTAACCTCTGCAATAGCCTTCTTGACCGAGACACCCATATTCTCAACAACCTTATCAATCGTCTGCACTGCCGATATTTTACATTGATCAGTCCATGCCATTATGATGCCTCCTCCAAAGCCGACCGCCGGTCTTCAATTAACCCTTCCAGGAGTAAAATATAATTCAGAACATCGCCCAGCTTCTCAGTGACCAATTCCTGGGAAGGAATGTAGTTCCCTTCGATGTCCATCTGTTCGATGATATCCCACATAGACACCAGGTGTTTTGTCATCATACCGTCAAGGGCTTTTACAGGTGATATAC